TAGTGGATTATTTTATAGAATGGCTTAAAACCGAGCCACATGAAACAAAGTCAAGAGAGTTTCTTTACTCAGCGGCTATGGCCATGGGTAGTGTAAAAGAAAAGATGATTAACTTTGAAATGTACGGTAAAAATATTCCACACTTAATGGAGGACAACGATGAGAGAGATTGATTACGAAAAACTTGTCGCAAACTATAATGAAATGATTAATGTAATGGAGCATGACTCTAGCCGAAGCGCGGGAAAGGCACGAATTAATGCCGGCACCTTGGTTAATCTTCATGAGCTAAAAGACAAGTATCAAGCAAAACTGAATTCAATAAAGCAACCTACTAAGAAAAAGGAGGTAGCTGATGAGTAATACCGAAGCAGTTGCAGACTCTACCCGTATGGATGATAACGCAGCAGAGGTACCACAAGGCCGATCTGAGCAAGACTTGCTGGCTGACGTTCTTCGCAATACGCAATTTTTGAATAATGATGAAGAACCTCTACCCGATGAGCAAGTACCTGAGATTGACCCGGAAGAATCAGACGAAGACCTAGAGTCTGAGGAAGTCGTAACTGAAGACGTTGAAGAAGAAGACGAGAGCGAAGTAGAAGAAAGTGAAGGTGAAGATGCCGACGAAGAGTCCGCTACCGAAGAACCTGAAGTTTACTCTATGGACGATCTTGACTTGGAAGCAAAGGTCGTTGTTAAGATTGACGGCGAAGAAACCGAAGTTTCCTTTAGTGACCTAATTAAGGGTTACTCTACTGAACAACATCTTTCCAAAAAAGGTCGCGAACTGGGAGATGCAAGAAAAGAGCTAGAAGAAGAATACACACAGAAGGTAGAAGAACTATCCTCTATGTCTAAAGCTTCTGTAGCTATTTTGTACTCTAACGAGCAAGACTTTGCAAAACAATATCACGATATTGAAGCAAAGATTGAAAAAGCTCGAGAAGAAGGCGATTCTTTTGAGATGAACAATCTTAAAGATGAACGCGAACTAGTTCAGAAAAAATACTGGGATGCTAGAAACCAAAGAGAACAGCTTGTTGAGGCTGTAAGCAAACAAACTCAGGAACAGGAAGAAAAGATGTGGGCAGATCAATTGAATTATTTCAATGAGACTATTCCAACTATGATTCCTGATTTCAATGAGGAAACTGCGCAAGCAATTCGACAATTTGCTCTTGATGAAGGCATTCATCCTGATGTTTTGGACTCTATTGCTGATCCAGCGATTGTAAAGTTCGTTGACGATTATCGTCGTCTTAAAACTGGAGTACAAAAAGGCGCGGCAAAACGTAAGGTCGTAAATGTTAAAAAGGCTCCTGTACGGAAGGCAAAGTCTACCAAGCAGAGAAAGCAACAACAAAACGATTCGCTACGTGACCGTGCAATGCGGCCAGACTCTTCACAAGAAGATCAAATGGCTTATCTAAAAACTCTTGCTGAACGCTCCTTAAATCAATTGTAATACCTTAAGGAGGTAATAAATCATGGCTACTACACTTGGTGTACGTGGTGTAGGTGGACCTCAAGGTCCAGCTCGCGCATCAGGCAAAGATGTTTCACAACGTGAGGCTCTTGCCGACTTCATTACGATGATTACTCGTGATGAAACCCCTTTCCTGTCTTCGATTGGTAAGACTAAAGCTACTGCTATTTATCACGAATGGCAGACTGACACACTGGAAGCTCCTGGCTCAAGCCGGATTCCTGAAGGTCAGGACTACTTGGAGCCAGCTTCTGGTGGCGCTTCTGCGACCCCAGCTGTCGGCACGAAGTTCGCTGAAAGCGGCCCAACCCGTACTCGTCTGGGTAACTATACTCAGATTAACGGTAAGACCGTCGCTGTATCCGGCACTCGCCGTGCAGTAGACCAGGCAGGCATTGCTGATGAGTATGCATACCAGCTTAAGAAGCGTGGCACTGAAATGCGCCGCGATATTGAGCATGATATGGTTCATTCATTCAACGTGTCTGACGCTGTAGGCGTTCAGGGCAATACTGCTCGTTCCGCTGGTGGCTACCAGGCATTCATTAACGATGGCGCAACAGTTAACTACGTTGGTCAGTGGGCAGCTCCTGCTACTACTGCTGACGGTACCGGCAAGATCCGTTCTTCGCTGACTACTACTGCTGCTCCTACTAAGGGTTCGCTGGCACTTTCTGATATTGACGCTGTTATGCAGAAGATCTACCAGGAAGGCGGTAAAGCTACTCAAATTATGCTTTCACCAAAGCTGCGTCGTGACTTCTCCGATCTTATGGTTGGCGATACTGGCGTACGCCGGAACATGGATGCTGACGGAAAGCTGCGCCAGTCTGTAGACGTATATATGTCTGACTTTGGTGACATCATGGTAGTTCCTAACTACATCATGGGTCTGTCACATGCAGTACAGTTCCAAAACTCAAACGCGACTCCTGCAAATCTTGCAGCTACCACTGAAGTTAAGGACTTCTCGGCTCTTATTTATGATCCGATGTGGTTCAACATGGCTACTCTGCGTCCATTGGCAGAGGTCGATGTAGGTCAGAAAGGTGACTCAACTGTCGGTATGATGGTTGAAGAGTCAACCCTCGAAGTACGTAACCCTAAGGGTTGTGGTGCTATCTACGGTCTTAACTAGGCTTAATTTTAAGGAGAGTCTTTATGGCTCTCCTTATTTTTTCAGGAGGTATAAATGCCAATCGTTATTCGTGATAAATCTGGCAAAATGGTTAATAAAGCTCCGGGTAAATACTCTGAGAAGGCTGAACCAAAAAAGATGCCATCTAAAGAAAGCAAAGAAGCACAATACCGGGCCGGCGGTGGTAACGTCGCAGGTTATTATGCTAAAGGCGGCAAAGTTGCAGGCTGCGGCCCAGCTCGTAATAAGCCCTAAACTGTTTACTATTGGAGGTAACAATGCTAGTAATTAAACTAGAC